TCGCCAATGTCAGCCGGATAGTGGTTCGAGATATCATCTCCCACAACAAGCGGGTTCGCATGATCGATCACCGTGGATTTCCAGTTTGTGGAAATCACCGGCGGCGTCTCCGGGGATTCCCACGTAACGGTAGGCGCATCCGGCCCAATGCGCACCGCTTCAGCGATCCTCTCGACTACAGCAATTACAGGCTCTTCCGATGAAGGGCGGCGAAATGAAAAGGGTTCACTATCGGTAGCTGATATGCGGTGAGTCCAGATATCCGATCCGGCCGCTGCAATCCATGTGGATTGAACACTTTCGATCATAAATGAGTCGTTCAGATCGCTCGGGCCAGCCGTCATATCCACGCTCAATGATTGCGCTGGCTCTACACTGGCGGATAGTGGCTCGATGTCGGTGTCTGTTTCAAATTCGATTTCAATGGGTATTGTTCCGAACTGGCGCAATACGGCGGCCGCTCTTGAGTCGAGCGCTTCCTTGGAGTCGATATAGCGATCCTCATGAATGGCTTCGATGACGCCGGAATCGCCTTGTATGGCGCCTCTCGCGGCAATCTCCGCATTGTCCTGCACCATCGTTTTATTCGAGAAGCGCACGCGGTAGGAGATTTCCAGCGTATCGGTCGGTGCGAGGATCGGATCTGGCGCGAAGTTATGGAACCCCCACCCCTCTACGTCGTAATACCAGTCGAAGTCCCCGATCGGGTCATAACCGAGTCGTCCAACCGTCACCGGAGATGCGTTGAGAGTAGCTGTTGGCGCGCCTTCAAACGGCCCATCGAGTTGAAAGAAGTCCCGCGTCGCGTTGTCCCCAATGAATTGCTTCGTCTGCAAGCCGGTGACGTTGTATTCGGTCCTTGCATACTGCCTGTTGCGGTAGTCCCCAAGACGCCTTCTGACTCTCAGGTTTCTCCAATTATCAGAGGTATAGGTGATATCGAACGGCGCCGGGTTCGATGGTGACGTAGCAAGCGGCCCGAAATGCAACACGCGGTCCTCATCGATGCGGAAGACGTACTCCGTCTCTGTTGAGAGTTTGCGGAACCACTCCGTTATGGGCCTTAGTCCGTCCTGAATGCGTATCACGATTGTCGGCCCTGGGTTGATAACCCCGTCAAGCGTTACGCCATCGCCTTGCAATTTGGCGGCCCAGATGGTCTCAACAATGGAATAAAAGGATTGATTCTCGAACGATCCTTCATATACCTTCCAATCCAGCAGTCGGGTGAAGTCGGAGGCGTTGATATGATACAGAAGCCCGCCTTCCACGCCTGGGATGAACTGCTCCTCGATGTCTTCAATCACCCCGGCAAACTTCTTCACTGCATCCTGTTCGATGATGATCGGGTTGCCAACCACGGGTCTGTACACACCGTCCAATTCAATCAGTTCGCATGTCATTGATCCGCGCCCGTTAACCGAGCGCGTTATGGAAACAGAATCGACGCGAGTCTTGTTCGTTCGATCTACGTTTGCAATCTTGACTATCGGATTCGCCATGTGCGGCTATCTGAAATGCCTGCTGATCTGCGTGGCGGCATAATCGATATCCGAACGGTCGCGGAAAGTCGGATTGATGATGTTTACCGTCACACCGCCAGCGCCTTCAACGGCGAAATGCTGCCCGATGTTGTTGACTCCTTCCCTTATGTCCGTAAGCACTTCCCAGACATCATGGATCCGCCATGCGTGCTGATCGATGAATTGCGCGCTCAGGAAGCGAATGTTCGCGAGTTCCGGCAGGTACTCGTTTATCTGCGGTTGAATACCATAGATGAGTTGATTGGCCGTCTGAAGCGTATGCTTAACGATGATGTCAAGCGACTTGTTCATCCCGGCCATCTGAAAGTTTCCGATCACGCCCGACACGGCGCTGACTGCCGCTCCGACAGCTCCTACCGTTCCGGCGATGCCCGATCCGACCGCACCGCCAACTCCGCCAGCCGCGCCTCCTGCCGTGCCCCCAGCTCCGGCGACGCCGCCTGCGGCTTGTCCAACCGCACCCGCTCCGCCGCCAAATATGCCGGAGATCGCGGACCCGATATCCTTCAGACTATCCAGCACTCCACCAAGTCCCTTGCCGCTGAGCAGATCCGTCAATACGCCGGATATGAACTTCGATATCGCTGCCGTGGCTGGTTCAATGAAACTGCTTAGTACAGCCTGTCCGAGACCCCTGAGCATGCCCTTCATTTTCTCCCCGAAGCTCAGATCGCCGTCGAACAACATCTTGGAAATATCTTGCGCGAAGTTCGTAAACACCGTGGAGACATTCTTCATCAGATCGCCGGTCGCCTTGCCGAGATCTTTCCCCTTGCCCTCGCTCACTTCTTTTTCCAGCTTCTCCAGAGTGTCCTTCTGCTCTTTTGTGACCGCGATCCCGGCGAGCTTGGCATGATCGATCTGGGCCTGCAGCGCCTTGTAAATCGCGGTCTTTTTCTCGAAGTCAGTAGCGACATTAGATCCAAGCACAGCATCGCGCGCCTTGGCTGCTTCGTCGGCCAACTTCTTGTATTCGTCCGCCCCCTTGATGCCGAGCTTTTCCAGAGCGGTTCTGAGTTCATCATTGGGCCGCTTCGCCATCTCCACCTTGGCGATGAAGTCCGGAATCTTGATTTTGCTCAAATCGGATATTCCGGCCCCCGCGGAACCGATATCCGCAACCATAGATTCAAGACTGCGCTCGAATGCAGCCGCGCCAATCTTGCCGGATTCAAGCCCTGATCTCAAGTCAACCAAGCGGCGCACGATCTGAGCATGCTCCTCCTGCCAGCGCCTATACTTCTCCAGCAGGATCTCATCATTGAACTTGCGGACGTGGCCGGCCGCTTCTTTATGCTTCTTGCCGATCTGATCCGTAATATCCGCCAATTGTGTTTGGAGTTTGGCGGCTTCCTTGCTCACATTAACCGTCTTGTCTATTCCGCTCGTTAAGCTCGGAACGGTTTTGGCGGCCTCCCTGAGAGCCTTTGCGTACTGCTCTGTCGTTTTGCCGGTCTTGTCAACGACTATGCCTTTTGCCTTTAGGGAGTCTTCGAGCTTCTTCGTCGCGAAATCCAGATCGCTTGACGCGCTTTTGGCCGCGCCGGTTGCGCCGGACAATCGGTTGATGACCGCTTCAAGGCCGGGTAATTTAAGAATCACATCGGCCAGCCCGTCGCCAAACGCTTTCAGGGCGGGGACGTTTGCATAGAGCCACTCTCCAAGCTTCCATCCTGCAAATGCGGCAGCGGCCAGCAGGGCAGCCTGACCAGCGATTGAAAGAGCCGAGGAAAGCGCTGGGAATTGGCCTGATGCGATCCCGCTTATTACGCTGACTGCCGAACTCAAGCCTGTTGCTAGTGTTGCAAATGTAGAGATCATCTGTCCGGCAACGAAGAGTACTGGCCCGGCTGCCGCAACCAAGGCGCCCATGGCAACAATGCCGAGCTGAATGTTTGGGTCGAGTTGTGAGAACTTTATTGCCAAACTTGTGATGATTTCTATAAGGGGCTGCGCGGCCATTAGGAGCTTTTCCAAAGCATTGACCATTGCCACGCCGAGCGGCTGAAGGGCTGCCGTGGCTTGGTTCTTCAGCAGGTTCAATTTGTCACTAAATGAAAGCGTGTCTGCGGCAGCCTTGTTAATCGTCTCGCCCGAGTTCTTGAGAGCGGTAACCATCTCCTCGATATTGAAGCGGCCCTCAATAATGGCACGCGACATGTCAACGGCGGCACGTTTACCGAACACCTGAAACGCAATCGCTGTCTTCTCTGATTCTGTTCCAGCATTCTGGATCTGGGCGATGGTCGCCTTAAGTGCTTCGGCTGGCTCCAGGCCAGCCTTGGCAAAGTTCCCTAGAGCGAAGCGGAGTCCAGAGAGAACTGTCTCTAGATTGACGCCCTCCTTTTCCCACTTTCCCATTAGTGTGGCGGCCTCCTCAATGGAAAAGCCAAATGCACGAAGGGGCGCGCCAAACTGTACTACGAGTTCTTGTAGCCGCGTGATTCCGATTCCTGTCGATTGCGACACGCGGAAAAGGAAATCCATCGTCTCGGACTGCTTATTCGTTGCGATGGACCAGTCGCCAAACAATCGCGTCGAGGCCGCAATCAGCGGGCCCACTTCTGAGCCGGTTATGCGCGCCAAGTTGAGCATCTGGGTGCTGAGCGCTTCAAGCGGCGGGCCCGTGATTCCCAGCCGCGTATTTAGGTCCGCTATGACGCCCGAAACTTGCTCAATAGAATTCGGCACGCTCCTGAAAACGGCAGTCATGCTATTGCCAAGTGCGGTCAGAGCACCTCCGGTAGCGCCCGTGCCGGCGCGTATGCGGTTCATTGCCTCATCGAATTTGACCGCTGACAGGGTGGCCGCCCCGCCGATTGCCGCCAGCGGAAGCGTCACCGTCACCGCAGAGGCCGAGGCGTCCACCGCTATGAAGTGCTCCCCGACCGTGACCTGTCTCGATGTCGAAAGTGCTGTTACCACTATGTTTTGACCATCGACCAGGGTATTGATTGCCCGCTCCATCCTCTTGAACAGGGTCTCGAACTTGGCCTTGTCGTACTCGCCGTCGCC